AAGAAGATGATATGATGATCATTGAAACATTGTTGGACAGCTATCATTGGTATGACAAGGAAGTGCTGCGGTTATGGCTGCAAGAAGGCAGTTATCGGAAGGTCAGCAAGAAGGTTGACATTCCATTTAAATCAATTGGTAATTCGGTCCGTAGAACTTTGGACCAACTAAAGGAAGACTATTATGGAATTATTCTTCAACGCTGTATCAGTAGCGGTCATCGCATCACTACTGACAGAAGTGATCAGCATACAGACCTACATTAAACAATGGCTGAACATAGATGAATGGGCGAGCATTAAGCCATTTGACTGTTCATTGTGTCTATCGTTTTGGATTGGTCTGCTAATTGGAGCAGCGACAACTGAAGCTGTATGGCCATCTGTCCAGGTGGCATTGATGGCTGTGTTGATTGAACGGATTCTGTACAAATTCCGAATCTTCTGGATGCCATGAGCAGCAAGATAGTCAAATTGAATGGCCACAAACTGAAGGCTGAGAAGATAACCCGAAAGGTTAATTCAATAGTTCGGTCAATTGAAAGGCTTGAAAGGTTAAGCAAAAACAAATAAGATGAAAACAAGAGAACAAGCAGAGGCGAGGGCGTTGAAGTTATATCCAAAAACACACATAGCAACCGTTAACCAGTTACACGAAGTATCAAGAGATGCCTTCCTTCAATGTTGGGATGAACTCGAAAAAGCACTAAACAAAAAGAAATAATATGACCTATTCCTACAAATGCCAAGGAAAGTGCAAGATGGTCCAAGACTATGTGCATGGAATGAACGAAAAGCCAACATTCACCTGCTGTGACAAGGTGATGAAGAAGGTATTCACAAAACCTGTGGCCATACTTGGTGCCAACACAGGTGGCAGAAAAGGAATGTGACATGGATGATGTGATTCTATTCTGTTTTATCCTGTTGCTGTTGATTTGGGTCGTTAGAATATTGAACGGAGAAAATTTTAACTAATGGACAAAAAGGACATTTTGCTATTTATAACTGAACGGAAGGCACAGCTTGAAATGATGGCAGCCAGACAGTTCAGTGGAAGACTGACAAAGAATGAAGTTCAGCAGTACGAAGAAACATACAAGGCCATTCACGGAAATGCACGTGTGTGTTTCACCTGTGGCAATTCTGCACAGACAATGGCACGTGTCATGCTGAAATTCGCTGAAGAAAATAAGCCAAAGCCAAAGCCAAAGAGAAGAAGGAAGAAATGAAGGAGAACAGGAACCATGAGAACTATGGTGTGTATATCACACACAACACCTACACCATGAAGTGGCACGCATTCAAGCGTGAAGATGCCAACAGATATTGGAACAATGAAGGCAACTTCAAGGAAGGTGTGGGCAATACGCCACAGGAAGCATTGCGAAATTTCAAGAAGTAATGGCCAAGAAGAAGTACATTGAAACACCGGACAAGATGTGGCAGCTGTTCCTGGAATATGCTGCACATACCAAGGACCATCCGATAACTGTGAAGGATTTCATTGGTCCGAAAGCAATTACTGTGCATCGTGAACTTCAGAAACCATTGACGATGGAAGGATTCGAGAACTTCGTAGCTAACCAAGGATTGAACCATTTTCTTGATGATTATTTCGGCAACAAAAATGGAGCGTATGAAGAATTTTCCGCCATCTGTTCGCGTATACGTAAGAGCATCCGACAGGACCAGATTGAAGGCGGCATGACAGGTATCTACAACACAAGCATCACACAACGTCTGAACAACCTTACCGAAAAGCACGAAGTGACACATCGTGAGCAGCCATTGTTTGGTGATGATGAATGAATGATTTCGTCTATACAACAGCAATCCGCAAGATCCGCAAGCTGACCAAACGCAAGAAGGTCATCCAAGGTGGCACATCAGCAGGTAAGACATTCGGCATTCTTCCGGTCCTAATTGACAAAGCAGCCAGAATTGATGGCTTGGAAATTTCCGTAGTCTCCGAATCTGTGCCACATCTTAGGCGTGGAGCAATGAAGGATTTCTTGAAGGTGATGCAGATCACAGGCAGATACAATGACAGCAGATGGAATAGGTCACTATTGACCTACACATTCGCAAATGGTTCCTACATCGAATTTTTCAGCGCAGACCAGGAAGCAAGATTGCGTGGTGCCAGAAGGAATATTCTGTATGTGAACGAAGCAAACAATATTCCGTTTGAATCTTACTATCAATTGGCCATCAGAACATCAGACGAAATCTTCATTGACTTCAATCCAACGATGGAATTTTGGGCGCACACCGAAGTGTTGAAGGAAGATGATTCTGAACATCTGATTCTGACATTCAAGGACAATGAAGCATTGCCGGACACGATTCGCAAAGACATTGAGAAGGCAGAAGAAAAAGCAAAGACTTCATCCTATTGGCAAAATTGGTGGAATGTCTATGGTCTTGGAAGAATAGGAGCATTGCAAGGTGTCGTGTTCGATAATTGGAACCAATGTGATCAACTGCCAGACAACTACAGATGGCGATGCATTGGATTGGATTGGGGCTATACCAATGATGCAACTGCTATTGTTGAAGTAAGGCAAGCAGATGGCAAGCTGTGGATGCATGAAATACACTATGCAACAGGAATGAGCAACAAGGACATCAGCAATGTCCTGGATGGTTTCAAGGGCATTGAAATCATTGCAGATTCTTCTGAACCGAAAAGCATTGACGAACTGCGAAGGTATGGCCACAGAATACGTGGAGCAGTCAAAGGAAAGGACAGCATCATGTATGGTATCAACCAGATGCAGCAGGTGCCATTGATGGTGACATCATCATCAACCAATCTGATCAAGGAACTGCGTGGCTATGTTTGGCAGACTGACAAGACAGGTGCATCATTGAACATTCCTGTGGACCATTCAAATCATGCCATTGATGCAGCACGTTATTCAATTATGAGCAAATCAATGTCAACCGGTACCTATGCAGTCAGGTGATAAGATGACAAAACCAACAAAACTGTCAACCAATAAACTGACGAATCCACAGGAATGCCCTATCTGCCATAAGGTAGGATTTCACAAACTTAGCTGCACGAAAAACAACGCGAAGATTGTGATACCAATGGCTGTCATTCCAAAAATTGAAGCAGATGATTCCATTGGACAGACTTGAAAAGGAACTGAAAGCAATGACCTTTCCAGAGAAAGTGCGAATCAGTAAGTGTGAAGTTGTCACCAATGTGACACAGATGATTGACAGCCACATCAAGATTCTCCGGAACAATCCAGGAAACAGGCTATTCATGCCGTATTATGACAGATTGCTGATGCTGCGTTTCGCAGTAGATACAGATTGAACATTTTGCTATTTATCTGAAAGACAACAGATGAACATCCTGGAAAGACTTGGACGTGTTTGGAAGATGCAGGAAGCATACAATGACTATCCACAAGCAGCTTCTGAGAATGCAAAGAAAGCATTAAGGTATGCAGAAAAGTATGGATGGAAAAGCTGTGGCACACCTGTTGGCAAAGCCAGAGCAAGGCAATTGGCAAAGCGTGAACCAATTTCCGTGGAGACAATTGAACGAATGGCGGCATTCATCAGACACAAAAGGAACAGCAAAAGGAAACTTGGTGAAGGTTGTGGCCGTTTGATGTGGCTTGCATGGGGCGGTGATGAAGGTGTGAATTGGGCAATCAGAAAAATAGAGCAAATCAGAAAAGAGAATGAACGAAATTGAACTACCAAGCAGTTGGTCAGAAGTTACCGTGGAGCAGTTCGCAGCATTGCAGAATGTGATGAAGCATAATGACCTGCACGAGTATGAAAAGAACGTGGCCATCATCAGCATCATGTCCGGATGGTCAGAATCAGCAGTCAAAGAACTGTCATTGAAATCATACACGAACGTGATGAAATCATTGGCATTTCTATCATCAGCAGTTGAAGGAAAATTGCAGAAGTACATGATGGCCAATGGCACCAAGTACAGAATTGAAAGTGATGTGGAGAAGCTGACAGGTGGCCAATATATTACCTTGATGCATCTGATGAAGGACCAGGACAAGGTGATGGATAATATGGCCGACATTCTCGCATTGTTCTGTATTCCATCAACCAAGAAATGGTTTGGATGGAAAGATGGTGTCTATGATTCAGAGCAACACATCCAAGTTGCTGCTGACATGAAGGATGCCAAGATGGATGTAGTCTATCCGTTGACAGCTTTTTTTTTCGAAAGTTACAAGAGTTACGTTCAGAGTATGCAGGTCTATTTGGGTCTGATGGCCAAGAAGAATCTGAAGGAAGCGGAAAAGCAGTTGAAACGTATGAAACCAGATTTGGATGGATCGACCTGGTCAACAATCTGGCAAACAATGATCACAGCAAATGGGACCATTTCTTCCGTATTCCAATCAGAGAACTATTTAACGTCATTACTTTCTATCGCGAAAAACAGGCACACGATCGCCAACAAAACATTCAACAGCAAGCAAGATTGAAAAATGGCATTTGACAAATTGGTTGATACATTGAATGGATTCCGAAAAGCATACACCAATGCTTTGGGAAAATCTATCAAGGACAACAACCTTGTTGCCACAGGTAGACTTGCAACATCAGTTAGTCTTCCAAAGCAACCAAAGGTCAAAGTGTTTGGCAGTATCTACAAGATGGCCATCACAATGGAAGACTATGGTCTGGACCTGGACGAAGGAACACGGCCACAAGGCAAGCGACCAAACAATTTCACATTCGCTGACAATTACAAGGATATTTATGATTGGTTGAGCATTCCAACTGTCCGTGACAAGATAGGCGGATTCCAAGGCAATGCAGACACAGAGAAGTGGAGCGAATCAAAGCATCGTGGATTGGCATTTGTCATTTCACGGAATCTGGCTAACTATGGAATGAGACCAAGGAATTGGATTGATCCGTATACGGAACCAATCAACAGAGCAGTACCATCTGAGATTGAAGAAGCCATTGCCGATGATGTCGCATTGACTATGGAGCAACTGAAGGAATTTATTGAATCACAAGGATAATGGCAACACTAATTGTCTACGCAAATGGCGAGAGCCAGGAACCAACTGACTATTCATTGGCCTACAATGACAACAGGTATGTAATCAGCAGCACGCAGTACACACCGACATTGCGTTTCAGAATCAGCATTCTGAAATATCCATACGTCACGGGTGATCAGCCAATTGCAACATTGGTTGTCTATCCATCTGTCGGAATATACCAGGGTTCACCATTCGAGAATCATGCATGGTTCGATGTTTCCAGAATCACACAATCACAGTTGACGCATGATGTGAACATTCCTGCTGCTAACCATCAAGCATTTTTCCAGAATGGCAACAGTCATTTTG